ACACAACAACAGGAAATAAAACTTCTATTGGAACTTCTGCAACAAACATTGATACTTTTGCCACAAGTGATTTTGATTCAGCATTTTATCTTGTAGTAACAAGAGACGAAATTAATGAAGAAACTGCCACAGATCAAATAAGTTTAGTACACAATAATACAACGGCATTTGTTGCATCTGGTGGTGGTATTAGATCAGGAGACAACAATCATTTAACATATACAGCAGACATTAGTAGTGGTACAGTAAGATTAAGAGGTACAGGTACAAGTGATGTAAACTCCATAAAATATTTTAGAATTGCCATGGGTGACAGTACAAGTGCTACATCATCAGGTGCAACTGCAATTGTATTAAACACAGATGTTGATAGTGCTGTAGAAAATATAGATACTTGGGCTCATGCTTCTTACAGAGGTGCAAAATATTATATTAGTGCAAACAATACATCAAAAACTGAATTACAAAATATAGAATGTTCAGTTGTTCATAACGGAACAACCGCCTTTATTGCAACATACAACGACGCATACACTGGTAATAATGCTTTAATAACATTGACAGCAGACATCGATGGTGATGACGTAAGACTACGTGCAACAGGTAATGAACCAAATACTGCTGTTAAGATGTTTAGAATTTTATTAGGAGATTCAGAATCAGATACAACTGGTGACAACACAAAAGTTGTTGGTGCAGTAACAGTATCATCATCTGCAACAGCAATAGATACTTTCTCAAGTGATTCATACACCGGTTCTCACTATGTTGTAGTTGGTTACAACTCAAGTGAGTCTGGTACGCCAGCATCTGTTTCAGAAGTATATGTAGTACACGACGGAACAACTGCTTACGTAAGTTCAGGACCGATTGTATCATCAAAAGGTACAGATCAATTAACATTTACAGCGGCATTATCAGGTACAACAGTAACATTATCCGCGGCAAGTACTAGTGGAGGATCTACAACTGTTAATGCTTTTAGAACACATATAAAAAGAGAAGGGGCAGGTGCTTCAACATCAATACAAGTTTTAACAAGTAATGCACAAACAATTTCAGGTGTAAAAACATTCTCAAGTCCTATTGTATTAACAGTAGGAAGTGATCCATCAACTGTGGCTAACAATGCTCATATATACGCCAAAGACGATACGTCAAGTGCTGAAGTATATGTAAGAGACGAAGCAGGTAACGTTACAAAACTTTCACCGCACAATAAACAAGGTGAATGGGAATATTTTTCAAGAAATACTATAACAGGTAAAACTGTTAGAGTTAATATGGAAGAAATGATTAAAGATATTGAAAAACTAACAGGTAAAACTTATATAAAGGAAGAATAATGCCAAAAACATATAGTCTATTAAAAAGTGCTGGTTAAAATAAGTTAAATCACAACATCGCAATAACAATGTTCGCAAGGACATATTCCGTGTTCGTCTGCGTGAAGTTCCTCATCACAGTGACAAGGGTGATAACATTTATTACATTCAATCATTCTTCTCCTCTACGATATGTGTTAACGTGGCACCTGGTTATAGGTCTGATCCACGTTAACACAAGTTAAAAACGATGCTTACGTGATTGATGTCAACTCGAGCGAGAGTGTAAAGTTGCATCGTTATATTAGTATCTATATAAAATATATATATAAAATATATCAAATTTGAATATTATTTGAGTTTGTTAATTCTGCATATATGAGTCATATGGTGATTCAAAAATTGTTTTAAAACAATTCTGATCACACAATTAAGTCTAAAATAGTTTGTAACTTACCTTTTATACTTTTATTATTAACAGTATTTTTTAATCCTGCGTGTAAATTTTTTGGCCAACATTCAAACGCAGTCCAACAATATCCTGAATGTTCCTTATTTAATTTTGGTATAAATTCTGATTCAACAGCAATAAGATATGTATGAAAAAAAAACTTTTGATCATTTGATGTAAACAATTCTAAAGGTATTACTTTTTTAAATTTTGGTGTATAACCTACTTCTTCTTGTATTTCTCTTTTTAATCCTTCAAATGCAGATTCAGTAAAACGTGCTTGTCCACCAACTAACCCCCACAATCCACGTGTTTTAGAATCAGTTCTTTGTACAAATAAAAAACGTTTTGTTGACGTGCAATAAAACAAGGCACCAGAACAAATTATATTTTCTTTCATAAGTTAGTATAACAATTTATTATGACTTTATCAAGGAGTTGTTGCATCATCAGATGCATTATAACCAGTAGTAGCACCACCATCTAATACTATTGACCAATTACCAGCAGTATAAATTCCTTCATACGATTTAACCCATTCTGTACCATTAAATCTATACTGTATTCCTGTATGCGAATTTGTAATATAATGTTGCGTAGAATCAGGATGTGATGCGTCAAATACTTTTAACCATTTACTTTGAGAAGAACTATATTCAATAATATCTCCTACGGTTGCAATTAAAGTTCCCCATGTTGAACTTTGTACTGATGCTGTAGAGTCTCCAACATCATTTATAATCAAATATCTATCAGCATTTACAGGTGTGCCTGGATCAAATGTTGCAGGATTAATTATTTTTTTAACCGCAGTTAATGTATTTGCTGGAATAGTGTCTTGATCAATATTGAATAATAAAATTGTATCTTCTAAAGAATTAACAGCAATTGTTCCAATAATTTCATTTCCGTTTGGTTGCATTAATCTTATTTGTGATGTATCGTTTCTTACCTTGCCATATTGATCTAAAAGAATTTTCCAATTAATTGGAGGTCCAAATGTTTCAAATGGATCAAAATTTGATGGTTCATTAGCACCCGTATAATATCCATCTCCGCCCGATGTCACACTTGTTCCTGTACTTCCTAATAATCTTAATTGGTTTCCTGTAACTAATAAACCAAAATTATTTGGTGTAATATAACTTCTTGTTAACAATGTTCCATCAATTAATCCTGATGTAATTCCACCATCATCATCATATATGCTCATAATAATTTTTTGTATAACACCTAATTTTGATACTTTAACAGGTGGTGATAACCATATTGGCATAGAAAAATTTATTGTTGCAATATCAATTTCTGTATCTGCACCTATAGGAATAGTTCTTGAACTAAATGTTGTACTTGTTAATTCAACATAACTTAAACTTGTCCAATCAATATAATTGTCTGTTTTTTGTATTTCAAAATCTGGATTAAACAAATATAAAATTTGTTCCATTATTTGTAATTTTTGATCTGTATTTGTTGTCCAAATATCTGCTGTAACTTCTAACCTAAAAGGAGAAGGCATAACTTTTTCAATAGTATATCCTGCACCTAATTTATTATCTGCATATGTTCCATCAGCTAAAACATCACGTTCTTTTAAATGTTGTTTTTCAATATGATAAGGATTTTGCATTCTTTCTCTATCATAATTTAATTCTCTAACATAAGCGGCAATTCTTGGAGCATATTGTAATGCGTTTTCACTATTATTTCTAATAATGTTTGCAACTTGTCTTGTTGGGTCTCCATAAACAACCGGAACTGCTCTTAAAGTTACGGCATCATCTTTACCTTTTCCTGTTTCCACAGAAAAATTACTCAAAACTCTTATAAATTGAGTTAAAAATTTTCTAATTTGCCCGTCGTAAAAATGTAACATTAATTGTCAGCCTTCGGTTTTAATGCATTTGATAATGACTGTCTTTGATCTACTGTTAAACCATTAATATTAGTTGTGCCTGATGCATTAACAAATTTAGTTTTCCAATTTTCTTTTGTATCAGTGTTACTCATAGTTATTCTAACAGAATCTTCAATTTTAATCCATCTGAGTCCGTCATAACGGAATAATCTATTTGGTAGATAATCTGTTCTTAAGAAATAATCACCACTATCAACATTGGAAGTTGGAAATGTTATTCCAAATCCTGCAGGATTTCCGTTTGGTGCAACACCATCTCCATCTAGATAGAATCCATAATGTGAAGACGCTGGCGTATCTATTGTCGCATTTATTGTTTTATTTGAACTAACTCTATCTGTTGATTGAACGTTGTCTGTTCTAATGTTTCCTCGTTCATCAATTGGAGCAACATAATACTGTTTATAATTAAATCCTGCTTTTGGTGAATCTGCTTCTGCCTGTGCAACAACTTGATCACTAATAGTTTTTTCTCTATTATAAGTTGACATATAATTAGCAACCGATCCTTCTGTTGTAGCGTCGCCTATAATATCTCTAAATTCTTGTGCATCAACTAGTGTTTTTAATTTCAATCTTAACAAGTGTGGCCACCAAGTTTGTGAAAATCCCTCTGCCGCTCTGTTAACATCTTCTATAACATAATATCTTTTAAGTGCAATTGGTATACTTTCATCTAAAGAATAGTCTTCTTTCATATGTGGAAATTCAATAACATCACCTGACATAGGTTTTCTACCTAATCTTTCAACTATATCATTCATATGTACAGTTAAAAATATTGTATCATTTTGTAAAAACATACCAAATTGTGATAGATTAAAATCAATATCTTGTACGTTGTATATTCCTCTTATAACATAAACATCTGGTGAGTATTTTCTATCTCTATTTTCTAAAAATAGTAAGTCTTGTATCGTTCTTTCGTTAAGACTATCGCCTGAATACTGTGGTTGTGTAGGTGATGCTTCACCGTCTTTGTTAGTATCTCCTTGATCATAAGGACCTAAATATTTGTGGAAATGTAGATCGGTTCCCCCAACCGTAAACATCTCTTTAATGTTACGATCAAAGAATTTATAGTCGTTGCCTTTTTCTGGCTTAAAAACGGATAATCTTGGCATATTATCTATATTTATAGATAGTAAAAGAACTATAAATATGTGTATGTCAGAACTTCAAACAGGTCAACAAGAAATATTTGATTATGTAAAAAACAATCTAGGTGAGGGTATGATAGATGTTGAATTAGATCCAAAACACTATCAAACGGCCTTAGAAAGAGCAATTAATAGATACAGACAGCGTTCTTCAAATGCTGTGGAAGAATCTTATGCTTTTTTAAAATTACAAGAAAATCAAAACACATATATTTTACCAGATGAAGTTATTAATGTAAGAAAATTATTTAGAAGAACTGTAGGATCACGTACTGAAGGTGGCGAAGGTGGTACATTATTTGAACCATTTAATTTAGCATACACAAATACGTACTTGTTAAGAGCAGGAGCAACAGGTGGATTAGCCACGTATTTTGCTTTTGCTTCATACCAAGAATTAATAGGTAAATTATTTGGATCTTTCATACAGTTTCATTTTGATGTTGCGACTAAAAAATTAACAATCACACAAAGACCAAGAGCAGATAGCGAAACAATATTAATGCACACTGACAACTTTAGACCTGATATTACTTTGTTCAAAGACATTTATGCAAAACCATGGGTTAGAGATTACACTCTTGCAGTATCTAAAACTATGTTAGGTGAAGCAAGAGGCAAATTTAATACTATTGCTGGTCCACAGGGTGGTACAACTCTTAATGGTGCTGAACTTAAACAGCAAGGCCTTGCTGAAATGGAAAGATTAGACCAAGAAATTGGCGATTTTGCAGAAGGTGGAACACCTCACAGTTTTGTTATTGGTTAATTCATAACCATATAATTTTAAATAAAAGCGAATGAAAAACTCTCGTTATAAAAGATATTGTGATTGTAACATAGATGAATTGGAAGAAATTGTAACTGATTTAGAAAATATGTCTATTAGTGCGTTAAAAAATAAAAAATTAGACATACGTAAAACTATTTTAAGTTCTGCTATTGAAGCAAAAAAAGAGATTGAAAAACGCTTAAAAAAATAGTATAATCAATTAATGTTAATAGGATTAGTAGGATTAATAGGGTCTGGTAAAGATACTGTCGCTGAACATCTTGTAGAATATCATGGATTTAAACGTGATAGTTTTGCAAAAAGTTTAAAAGATGCAGTAGCATCAATGTTTAATTGGGATAGAAAACTTCTAGAAGGTAGTACTAAAAAAGGTAGAGAATGGCGTGAACAGCCCGATGCTTTTTGGAGTGAACGTTTTGGTAAAGAAGTTACACCTAGATGGGTTTTACAACAATTTGGAACTGAAATAATGCGTGGTCAAATGTATGATGCTATTTGGATAGATAGTTGTATAGGCAGATATAAAGGTGAACCAACTGTTATTTCAGATACAAGATTTATAAACGAAATTAAAACTATTAAAGCACAAGGTGGCAAAATTATATGTGTAAAAAACGGTGAACTACCTACACAAAAAGAAATGCAAGAAAAGGGTGCTCATCAATCTGAATGGGATTGGTTGAATAGTGACTTTGATTTTGTTATTGAAAATAACGGAACTAAAGAAGAACTATTTGAAAAAGTTGACGAATTATTCATCAGCAATAAGATCACCAACACGCCAACCAAGTCTACGCACACTGCTTAATCTTTGACAATTAGCACACACAGTTTTTAAATTAGCATTATTTGTATTCCTTAAATTTCCGTCTACAAAAAGTACATCTAATTGCAACTGATCTTGTGCTTTAAAACCACATAATTCACATTTAGATTTTTTACGATAACCCGATCTTTGTAATGCTGTAATCCCACCTATTTTTAATTTTTTCTTTTTACGATTACAAGTATCACATAATTTGTGCCAATAAATTTTCGTACCTTTTTTATATCCATAAGCTCTTGGCTTAGATTTACATTGTGTACATAACGGCCTTATACCTATAATCATTATAATCGTATTTACGTCGCCTATATAGGCACCAAATTTTGTAGAATAATGTCGTAAAATGCATTTGATTACATAAATAGTTCTAGTATACGTATAAATTGCAAGGAGAATACGAAACATGGCTTTGACATCACCAGGAGTAGAAGTAAGTGTAATAAATGAGAGTTTTTATGTACCATCAGATGCAGGTACTACACCTCTTTTTATAGTAACATCATCAACAGATAAAACACCGGGATCAGGTTCAGGTACAGCATCAGGAACAACATCTGCAAACGCTAACACAGCATACTTGATTTCATCACAAAGAGAATTAACAGAGACTTTTGGAGATCCAAAATTTTATACAGACGTTTCAGGAAACTCATTACATGGTTACGAATTAAATGAATGGGGATTACAAGCGGCTTACAGTTTCTTAGGTATTGCTAATAGAGCATATGTACTAAGAGTAAATGTAGATACTGCTGACTTAATTGGTAGTGCCTCAGCTCCAACAGCAGATCCATCAGATGGAACATACTGGTTTGACCTTGCATCAAGCTCTTATGGATTATTTGAATGGTCACAAACAGATCAAAAATTTACAGCAAAAACACCAACATTGATTACATCAGTTTCAGACCTAGTAGGAAACGCATCAACAGGTGCACCTAAAACATCAATAGGTTCACAAGGTGATTATGCAATTAACACAACTCACGTTTCAAACAAAATTTACAAAAAATCAGCAGTTAATACTTGGGTACAAGTAGGGTCAAGTGCTTGGCACTTAACACTACCAGTTAAAACAGTTGCTTCTGGTACAACTGTAACTAATGGTCAAACTATGGTTATTAATGGTACAACTGTAACAGCTGGTGGAACAGCATTATCAGATGTTGCAACGGCAATAAACATTTCAAGCGATGGTGGTGATGGCGCGGCTTTGGCTGGCATTACTGCATCAGTAAATGCAACAACAGGTAACTTAGAAATATTCCACAATGGTTTAGGATTTGGAGATTCAACAGCTGGATACAATACAATTAGATTTGAAGAAGGTACTGGAGTATTAGCTTCTTTAGGAATTACAGCAGGTACATATAAAGGTACTAAATTTTTACAAGACAAACATACTAACAGACCAACTTGGAAAACTGCAGATGAAAACAGACCTAATGGTTCTGTTTGGCATAAAACAACATCAGCAAACAGTGGATCAAACATTGTTGCAAAACTTTACAGTACATCAAGTGGAGCCTTTGCAAGTGTAAGTGCACCATTATATGCAACAAATCATTCAGCAATTTACAACATAGATCCAACATACGGTGGAACTGCAATTGACGTAGGTACATTATATACACAATACAATATAACTGAACAAACAGTTGATGGACAAAGTGATAATACGCCAAACGTTGGTGACTTACAATTAATGAGATATGAAGGTGGAGTAACAACAATTTCATCTAAAACAACATATCCAAGTACAACAGCGGCAGAAACATTTACAGTTAGAGAATCATTAAAAAATCAAGAAGCATTAGATACTGCTAAAACAGTTACTATGATTTCTGGAGATGGTTCAACACTAGGTGACGCAGAAGATTTTGTAACAGCATTTGCGGCGGCAGGCTTTACTAACTTAGAAGCATCAGTTATAACTTCAGGTGAATACAAAGGTGCAATTGAAATTAAACACAATCTAGGTGGTGAGTTCAGAATGAATAATTTAAGTGGTACACCATTAGATGATGTTGGATTTGGTACAAGTGCGGCACATAGTTACGGTGGATACACAGCAAATTCAACAACATTAATTGACAACTTATATGTTACCCCAACAGGTGATTCAGAAGATTCAACTGTAGGTAACGAAGTTATGGCAACCAATTGGAAAAGATTAAGTTACACAGCAAGTTCAAGTGCACCAAGTAATGAACCAGCAGATAGTACATTATGGTATGATACAAACATTGATTCAGCAGACATTTTAGAACATAATGGAACAACTTGGAGAGGTTATGTAGATGTTAACTCAACATCTGATCCAAATGGTCCACAGTTTTCAGCAACAGCACCAACTACACAATCAGATGGTACTCCGCTTGTTAACAAAGACTTATGGGTTGATACAACTGACTTGGAAAACTATCCAAAACTTTACAAATATAATACTACAGCAACATTAACTTCAACTAACACAGCAAACCAAGTTGCAGTAACAACAACTGGTGCGGCATGGGTATTAGTTGATAAAACAGATCAAACAACAGAAGACGGTATTTTATTTGCAGATGCAAGATGGCAAATATCAACAGAAAAAGGAGCGGATGGAAACACACAAGCTGGTTCGGCAAGTTCAATTAAAGATCTTTTAAGTGATAACTTCTTAGATCCAGATGCACCAGATCCAATAAACTACCCACAAGGTATGTTGTTATGGAACACTAGACGTTCTGGATACAATGTTAAAGAATACAATAACAGTTATATTACAACAGCAAAATATCCAAGTTCGGGATCAGCTGGCCTTGGTAACATTAGATACAGCAACGAATCAGTTGCAGGTTACTATCCAGACAGATGGGTTACTAAATCAGGTAACAATGCTGATGGTTCAGGAACTTTTGGAAGAAAAGCACAAAGAAAAACTGTTGTACAACAATTAAAATCTGAGATAGACACTAACCAAGCAATAAGAGAAGACCAAAGAGGCTTTAACGTAATTGCTTGTCCAGGTTATCCAGAAGCGATGCAAAATATGATTGGCTTAAACACTGATAGAAATCAGACAGCATTTGTAGTTGGTGATTCACCATTCAGATTAGCTGGTACAGCAACAGCAATTCAGGATTGGGCAAATAACTCAGCGGCGGCATCTGATAACGGTGAAGACGGATTAGTAAGTGCAAGTGATTACTTGGGCGTAT